TGCAATAGAGCTATAGAGATAGTTAAGTAATCCAACAAGACAAAGAGTGTCAAAGATAGGATCATAGAGGGATTAGAGTTCGTAAAAGAAAACGGACTTGACACAATAACCAACACTGAGTCTTTTATCAAGAAAGAGATCACAATGTCAGATGGTTGGGCAAGAATGATCTCAGCTAGACAGGAAATTGTAAGATCATTATCAGCAGTAATATATTAGGAAGTAGAGGACTAGGTATATAAGAATCCTCATTTTATCAAGAGGATGAATGATGACTAGATCACTGCAGCATTGAGAGACAAAGCCAAACAATTTAATTATGCAGTATGCCTTGATGTCTCATGTTATGACTCAGCCCAAAAAGATGAAATATGGTAGATAGAGAAAGAGCTGTTTAGACATATAGTGGGAGATAAAGCCTGTTAGTTGTGGGAAGCAATAGCATTAAACAACAATTACATCAAGACAAAGATGATGATTTTACTAACAAAAACCACAAGGAATAGTGGTGAACAGACAACATCACTAACAAACACTTACTTGCAATACTTGCTTTAGAAATATGTAGCTAAGCAGTTACATATGAAGAAATCACAGTGGTGGTGTTTTGTAGAAGGAGACGATGTGATTACCTTCCTGATGTAGCTTAACAATTATGTTGAGAAAGCCACAGAGATATATAAGAGTCTTGGATTCATGACGACTGTGGAGCATGAAGGAACACCAGATGGAGCAACATTTGTGAAAATAGTCTTGAGAAGTACTGAAGGAGATTATTCAGTATTCAGGAGAATAGATCATGCATTACTTAAGATGGGGTGGACCAAACATGCTGTTAAAAGCAAATATACAAAGACTGCCACAGGGTTAATGAGAAGTAAGATACTATCCTTAAAGGCAATGTATTTGTACAGTGAATCAGTTTAAAATTTAACTTAAGCAATGTTAGATCAATTGCCTACAAAGTATAGGAATGTTAAAGAGGACAACAACTGGGGAAGAGATGTAGTAATGACTAATGACCATTACTTTGATTAATAGTATGGACATGATATCAATAGAATAACATAATTGATCAAAGATAAGGGCATATATATCTCAATCTAGGCTTAAGATTACCCCTCAATATTTGATATGGAAGAACCTGTTGGTAGGAAGGATCCAAGGTTCCAATTTAAGCTGCCATAGAGAATTACACCTATGGATGTAATGTTGTAAGGAATCAGAGTATTGGGAAAATAAAAATATTTTATGGAACAAATTACAACCGATGCCGCAAATGCGGTATCCCAAGCTAAATCTCTTGATGACTTGAAGAAAGTGCCAGGTGTAGGTACTGTTAATGTGGATGGTATGGTCGTACCAGTTTATGTCCTCTTTAAAGCAGCATAACTACTTGACCTACCTCAACACTTATTGCCTTTTGCTGAGAAAGGAGTATTAGTACACCTCAATTCACAACATTATGCACAACTGGTGCAATCCAAGAACAGACCAACTGCAAGATAGCAAATCAAGATCCTAACTGCACATAATGGAAAACTAGGATTTAATTGGAAATCTGCTGAAAAGGTTTATGCAGTGTCTATAGTGGACCAATATCCATCATCTGGGTACAAAGAAGCACTAACAAAAGCAGCATAATTTCACAACTCTAATAATAATGCAGCTTATGGAAAGCACCTAGCAAGTGCTGCTTAGGTAATTGGGAAGAAAGTACCACCTGCTTCAGGCATGAACGCAATGTTTGTGCCAGTAGCAGAATTAGACTAAATAGGTTTCAATAACTAATCTGACCAAAGACCAATTAAAGGATATACTGAGAAGATAGAGAAATTGGAACAGGAGTTAAGTGCACTTAGAGCAAGATATGAAGGGCCAAGATCACTTAACATAGATCAGGAAGACTTACTCATGGCAATGGAGAAGATGCCAGCAGTGTTAGGACAATTGGCTGATTTAGCAAGCTAGGATGCTGAAATCCAATATGCATTAAGTCATATTGATCCTTTCAATCCTGATGTGATAGGAGTCAGGACTCCAAGAATTATACCAGAAAAGACCCTGACTACCTACGATTATCAAACTGCCCAAATATCTATCAATGCTAGTGGGAGGGCACTAATAATACTGAATTATGATGCTTGGTAAATTGCACCATATGCCATTTTCAACAATGCAAACCTAACATCACCTGACAATCTTACACCAGCACTGTTCCCAGTTATATATGAGGATAGAACAGAATAACTGAATGTACTTGCTATGTAATTGGGACTGACTAGAGCAGAGG